GATGTTCACCGCTACCTATGCCATTAGCAAATCTAATGCTGGCTGGCTGTGGTATTAGCTCCCCTTATCGGCGGGTTCGGCGTTGGTGGGGTGGGGGCGGTCAAGAAAAAGGGGGGCATTGTTTCTATATATATAAAAGGGACACCTTAAAAAAATAACCCCCTCATAGCCCTTACCTGTGGTAGCCCTACCCTTGGTAGCCATACCCTCTGTTTCCCCTACCCTCGGTAGCCCTTCCTTGACTGCCCTTTTTCGTTATGACGCGCTCACTTGGGGTTCGCGTCACTCATAATATATTTAATATCCTTAAGGCTTGGAAACCCTATGGTAGGGAGTATAACATATGGGCTGACTACAGTGTCAAGTAAAAAAGGCTTGACAGTCAGTATATAAGTTATTCTAATGCTGGAAAGATGGAGGATAAGTCAAAACAGGAACAACAGGATTTAATACAACAGATCAAGGAAAGCATTCACGATATTGCTTCCGACAAACAGATCCATAGTATTAAGAGCCTAAGCGTCTACGATCCCGACAAGGTCGCTAAGTTACTGTATCTATACAGCACGGGCTCCAGCCAGACTAAGCTAGTCCGTAAATACGGCTACGACAGGGAGACTGTTATCTCTGTTCTGGCGGATTACGCTGACCATATGGGTAAGTTCCGGGAACTCAGTGGTAGGATCGCGGCAAAGAACTACCTGAACCTATCCAGCTTGGAGGAAGATTTAATAGATAAAGTTCGTGACCGAATGGAGAATGACCCCGAAATGGAGGTATCCTTCCGGGACTTGAAGGAACTATCAATAGCTAAGGCTAACTCAGCTAGAGAAGCTCTAACGGCCAGGGGAGAAGCTACGCAGATTACTGAGGAGCGCAAGGTGTATACTCAGGATGAATACGAGGCTACCATACAGGCGGCAAGGGACAGGATTGAGAAGGCTAAGATAATAGATGCGGAGGTAAAGGATGCCTAGTTCAATAATGGATGACAGCTATGACCCCATATATGAGCAAGTAAAGGGTATACTGGGCGAGCACTTCGAGCATTACTGCTTCATAGTAATGGATGATATGGGTGAAGTATTCTTTGATTACGACCACCTGCCAGCTGGGAGAATGCTTCTGAGCGAAGCTGGCGAGGAAATGCGGATTGATAACCCAGATATTGAGATTGAATGGGAATTCGAGGAACTGGATGAGGATGATGACGAGGAGTATTATTAATGCTTATAATAGAAATACTACAATTAGTTACTCTATCTGCACTCCTAGGTGTATGTGTATCTATGTTTGTTGATTACTACACGAAGTAATGCTCATTGATTTTACAAAGCACCCAATCCTCAAAGCCCCTACGGACGAGGAAATAATCCTTCTAGGTGAGGCTGACCCAAAGCTCCTGTCCGATTTGCACGAGGCTCACGAGGGGCGTATACGTGCAGCTGAAAGTGATCCCTTGCGTCACGGCTTTGATCTGCCTGGATGGGAGCGTATGCGAAATGCTATTGAGAAATACGATGAAGTAATTACCTTCGGTGGTAATAGAAGTGGCAAGACCACTGGATGTGCCAAGATGGTTATGCAGGCTGTTACCGAGAATCAGGACGGTCACGTTGTGTGCTTCAGTCAGAACGCGGATACATCCGTAAAGGTTCAACAAGCAGCTGTCTGGGAAATGATGCCCAAGGAGTTCAGAAGGAAGACAAAAGGGATTGAGGGCTATATTAATTTTAGTATGCAGAATGGGTTCACTGGCTCTAGTTTCATATTTCCTGATACTAGAACTAGGGTGGACTTCAAAACCTATACGCAGTTCAGTAACAATCAGACTATCCTTGAGGGATTCGAGTTCGGGTTCAAGAACGCCGAAAGACTTAACATAGGTGCCTGGCTGGATGAATACCTAGGGGATGCAGCACTGGTCAATACGTTACGTTTCCGTCTAGCTACACGGGACTCCAAGATGATTCTAGGGTTCACACCTATTGACGGATACACACCCTTTGTCTCCGAATACCTGAAGGGCGCGGAGACGCTGGAGACTAAGAACGCGGAGCTTCTGGGTAAAGATGTTCCCGTTCAGCAATACAGCCCTGAGCGCGATGCTGGGATTGTTTACCTGCATTCCGACGAGAATCCATTCGGGGGATATGATCGTATAGCTAAGGACTTGAAGAACTCCAGCGAGGATCAGATAATGGTTCGTGCCTACGGATTGCCTACGAAGTCAATGACTTCACTACTCCCTAACTTTACCCCTGAGCTGAATGTAGTAACAGATGAGCCCAACAAGCACGGAATTAAGTTCCCGGACAAGGATTCCTTGACTTGGTATCAGATAGTTGACCCCGCCTTTGCTCGTAACTACGTAGCAATCTGGGCTGGAGTATCAGAGGAGGATGAAATATTTATACGAAAGGAATGGCCAGACAGGAATACTTACGGGGAATGGGCGTTGTTCGGTGACCCCAAGTGGAGATACGGACCCGCTTCCAAGAAAATTGGTTACGATGTGGAAGGATACGTTGAGCTATTCAAAGAAATAGAGGATGACCTCGGGATTGATGTAATGGAACGCATAGGGGACTCAAGGTTCTTTGCTAAAGAAAACGAGAACAATGTTGATCTCTTTACTAGATTCTATGACTACGGTATGAGCTTCCTACCATCCGATGGTCAGACTGAGCAGATTGGTTGCACAGCACTGGATGAGTGGTTCACATACAATCCTAACTTTGATGTGGACGAAGCAAACAGACCACGGTGCTACGTGCACGAGGACTGCGGAAATTTAATAGAAAGTATAATTAATTATAATTCACAAGGTAAAGCCGACGAAGCCCTAAAGGATTTCTTTGATGCTCTTAGATATTTTAGGATGTCAAATGCTGGAATGGGTCCGGATTATTTTACAATAAACGAAATGCAAACAACAACTAGATCAAAAGGAGGATACTAATGCCTAAAAAAAGATTAATACAGATTGCAACCGAACAGGAGGTTGAGTTCGATGAAGCTATGCGAATAGCTGAGGAAAAACTACCAGAGGGTTCATTGACGGGAACAGGTAGGAACACTTGGATAACTGAAGAAGGCACGGCTATTCTTGAGGAATCCTTAATGATTGAAGAAATTATACCTAAGCATTACCTAGGTCACGTTCTGGGAGAATGCCCTAATCCTAGATACAACTACGTATACAATAAAGATATTGGTAAAAGGGTTCCGATGCTTGTCCCCAGAAAGTGGCAAGGCAAGTTAATAGGAAAGGTTATTACCTTCGAGGCAATATCGGACAACAAAGGAACGAGTTACCGCTATGTGCGAAAAGGACACTGATATTACTCTAAATCGAAAGTGGTGCAAGGAGCAGGTTGATAGATTTGCAGCCTGGGAAATGCTTAGGCGGTATGTATTGCACGAGACTGGAGTTCCAATGACAAATGCAGAGCTATGTGATACAATAGGCGTATCATCTACTTACACAATTCGGTTGTTAAAATCCGTGCACAAAAGATTAGAATCCCAAAATGATAACTGATAACGTTTCAGAATCCCTAACATATTTACAGGAGGAGCCAGATATTAAGACTCTCCGTCTAGCCTATGACCAAACGGTTGTTGAGCTAGAAGCATACTTTGACCTCTGCCGTACATCCTACGATGACCGCAGAAACTTTTGGCCCGGCAAAAGCCGTGACCACCGCAAGCACGGAGCGGACGCTTTCCCTTGGGAGGGTGCGTCCGATATGGAGTGCCATCTTATTGATGAGCGCATTACTAGGCTTGTATCATTATTTATGGCATCCCTGAACCGAGCCAACGTAAGAGCATTTCCTGTAGAGAGTGGAGATATAGCTCGAAGTCGCGTTGTTTCTGGATTTTTAAAGTGGATGGTATCCTCTGGATACATACCTAGGTTCCACCGCGAGATGGAACTAGGTGCCAATTATTTGCTTGAGCGAGGTATATTGATTACATATATTGGATGGCAGAAGGAAGATAGACGTATACTGCAACAACTGGATATTAATCAGATTGCACAAGTTAGCCCAGAAGTGTCTGTAGCAATACAGGACGGGAAGGATGACGAACAGCTAACAGCCTTGCTTCAAGCAACCTTTGAGGGGACAACAAAGAAACGAGCCAAGAAAGCATTACGTGAACTAAGAAAAACTGGAGTAGCTGAACTTCCTATTGTTCGTAGACAAGTCAACGCTCCTGATGTTAAAACACTTGCTCCTGATGGTGATTTCTTTTTTCCCCCATATGTTACTGACCCCCAACGAGCACCGTATTGCTTCTGGAAAACTTATTACACCGCACAGGAACTAGAGAATAAAGTAGTTACTGATGGATGGGATGAGGACTTCGTGGACTACATCATATCAAAGTATAGGGGTGTAAACATTGATTCCATTGAGCGCGAGCAAGAGGGTCGCCGCAGCCTAAGCCTAGCTGATAATGCTTACGAGGCTGATGAATTAGTAGAAATCTGCTATGCTTATCAACGCCTTATTGACCAAGAAGACGGTGCTGAAGGAATTTACTGCACAGTATTCCACAAGGAGTTCAATGGTAATGAAGAGGTCCCGGGATATGCTAAGTTTGAATTGCTTAATGGATACGAGGATTACCCTGTAGTAGTCACAAAACTATCCGAGGACAGCAAAAGATTGTATGATACAACTACTGTATCCTCCCTATTGAGGGGATTACAGAACCAAGTCAAGGTTGAGCGGGACTCAAGAGTTGACCGCAACAGCCTAGCTACACTGCCTCCAATCCTGCACCCAGTAGGTCAGGCTCCTAACGATTGGGGACCAGGCAGGTTGATTCCGTATCGCCGTAAGGGTGACTTGGACTTTGCTCCTACACCTCCACCGCCTACTGGTTCCATTGAAATGGAAAGCACGCTACTGGACTTAGCTGATAGATTAGTTGGATTAGATGAGGGTTCTCAAATAAGCCAAATACGTAAGCAGTTCCTCGTGGACAAGTTCCTTAGCCACACCTCTGAGGTAATAAAAATGGCTTACAAGTGCTTCCAACGCTTTGGACCTGACGAAGTGTTCTTCCGAGTAACTGGTGTGCCTGACGCTCAAGTCTTTGACAAGGGTAACCCTGACGAAAACTTTGATATTATGGTTAACTTCGATGTTCAGAACAATGACCCAGAGACTGTTGAGAAGAAACTACAGCAGTTCGTAGCATTGAATCAGTTGAACGCTAACAATCGTCTGAACGTAGATAGCCTATTGGATGTTGCTGCTGCTAGCATTGACCCAGTAATGGCTGATGCCATCCTTCAACCCGTCGAGACTGCACAACAACAAGTGGTTGAACAGGTTACTGATGACTTAGCTAAAATCTTTGCTGGTATAGAGATGCCAGCTAGACCTGCCGGGGCTCAGATTGCTATTCAAGTAGTAGAACAATA